GGCATTCCGGACATGAAAGACTCCAGCGCACCCATGTTTGGTCCTTGGGCTCTTGCTCGGATCTCTTCGACCTTGTTTTTCAAATATTCCATCATTGGGTCTGCCGCAGGTGCTGCGGGACTGGGAGGAGAAACCGCATTGGGAGGTGCTCCTGCGACAGTTGTTTGGCCAGAGAACTTGGTTGGGTCAATTGGACCCATGGGCAGTATGTTGCCTTTAAAGTTCACTCTTCATAGCCTCCATCTGAATTTTGGCTGCATTCTTTTCTCGTTCTATCTGAAGCTCTGCTTGGAGCTTTTGAACCTTGCCTTCCAGCTCTGCTTGAACCTTGGCAGCTTGTATCTGCATGTTCTGGCGAGCCTTGGCCTGATCGATCTCGATGTCTGACTTGGCCTTGGCTTGATCTGCGGCAATCTCGGATTGAGTGCGTTGTTGAAGAGCTTGAGCCTCCAGCTGTGCGAGCTGTTGAGCATATTGCAGAGGATTCTGTTGACCGCCTTGTTGGCCTGCAGCTTGCAGAGCCTTGATCGGTTGCATCTGCGGAGCTGCTGCCACAACCTGAGCCGCACGCTGAGATATTAACATGTCCATCTCTGGATCGATATCTTTCATGGCGAACTTTGGGTCTCTGAGATTCGGCAATGGTGGCAGCGGCATGTTGATGCTGGCCTCCATGCGCTGACGATACAACAACGCAACGTGCTCGGCAACATGCGCAATCAATATAGGTTGCATGGTCTTGGCTGCTGGGTTGCCAGCCAATGAAGGATCTTGCATGAATTGGATGTGCACCGCAATGTGGGCTTCGTGATCTTGCTCTGGGAAAGCCTTGATTGGCTTGCCATACATGATTGACATGTTCTCGTCGATTGGGTCTGTCCTCGGAGCCTCTTCTGGCTTCTTCAAGATCTCGTCAATGTTAGGAATCCTGATTGCCTCATACATTCGCTTGTAGGCTTCGTAAAGATCATGCAGCTGCGGAGCTGACTGAGCCATCTGCAAGATTGCTTGGGCCTGAGCGATCCTCTGGGCAGTGCTGAAGATGTTGGGGTCAGAAACTGGGACGATGTCAACACGATCGTCAAAGTCAGCCGCAAAGATTGTCTCGCTGGAGCCAGCAACCGAAAACTGGAACGACTCTTCGAGGTGCTCTGCATTCAGCTTGGCTAGCAGCTTGAACTCTTGGCCTTGGGCATAATGCAGACGCTTATGGATTGCGCTGAATGACTTGGAGCCTTGCTCAATCAGGGCGACAGTCGACCCAACAGGTGCATTCGGGTTGACGTCCCCAACATTGAGGTCAGAAGTCGAAGCGAACCTTTGGCCAGCCTGCACGATGAATCCGAGTAGGTTGAATAACGACTGGCTTGGTTCTTTGAACGGCAATGGCATGATTGCTTTGTTGACATCATCAACCGTAGCGTCCAGATCAACGAACTCTCCAGGATTGATGTCGATGTCTCCACCGCTGACTCTGCCCTTCAGCTTGAAGCCACCTTGCATATTCGCAAAGGCTGCGGAGTCCAAAAGTGCACGCAAAGAGCCTGTGGCTGCTCTGCCCAAACCGCCGATCATGTGGTACAGGCCGAAACCGTAAAATCCCAATCCAGGCAAGAACTTATAGCTGACGAACCAATCTCTGCGCTTTTTGTCCTCGTCGTCTTCATCCCAGTTCCTGCGGATGGCGACGATCTTCTCAGAGTCATAGTCAATGGTGATGACGTAAGGCAACATGACCAGATTCTCAGACTCTTCGTCCTCAATCCCGTCGATGCCCTCAAAAGCCTCATAACAATGCATCTCCAAAAGAGTCATAACATCATCGTCAGAGTCGTCGTCTTTGTCTATGCCTTCGATCTGCTGGCTTGTGAACCCATCATCGTCATCAGCCCCATCACCAGTGTATTCTGTCGGGAGGTACCAACCAGCCGCGACATATCTGTTGTAGTCGTTTTTTGGCATCTTGATGATGTGGGTGTAGCGTGGGGAGGTGTGAAGATCTTTGCTCTCTGGTGCAACAACAAAATCTTCAGCTTTGACAAACTGGCTGCATTGGCGTTCCAAGTTTGCATCCCACCAAACCTTCTTGAATGTCTGGCCAACCAATGGCAGGTGAAATAACATCTGGTCAAGGTCTGGGAAGTATTCTGGCATCTGCTCCATGATCTGGTAGTTCATGAATTCTTTGACGCGACGTGCTTGGTTCTCTGTCTCTTCGTTTGGTTCGCCGATGATGGTGGTCTTGACTGGACCGCCAGCTGGATAAAGCTCTGCGATGGCTTTGGCGTTGAACTGGGTGGCAGCTTCTGCGATCAACGGATGAACGACTGTGCTGAGACCACGAACAGCTCGCTCTTCTTCGTTCTCGTCCATGCCACCTTCTGGGTCGAGTGTCATCAGACCTTGTTTGTAGCGTTCTTTCCATTCAGAACGAGCTTGCTCATCGTTCTCGAAATATCCTGTGAGGATGCCAGCCTTGCGAGAAGCCTCTCTCTCATCAAGATCCTCAGCCAAGTTTATGTCGAAGTTGCTGTCTGAATCTTCGATGGTGTCCAAGATAGGATCACCAATCAACACATCACCATCAGGCAAAGTCTCAACTTGCAGCTCATCAGGGGGAGAGCCTTCTGCGAATGGAATAACAGGTTCAGCCATACATCGTCAACCTTTTCCTCATTGGCTCGTCTTCATCTTCATAGTCACCTGAATGGGTGACAAACCAGCCTTTGCGCAATCTCAACCACGCTTGCGTGCACGTGTCAACTATGTCGTCATTCTCAACCGCTGGGAATGCAGCACAGATATCAATTAAATTTTTAGCCCACTTCTTGTCTTTTGGAAAGTAAATTCTTCCATCCTCTAATAATGCGGAGCTTGCATGGGCACGAGCTTGCTTATCTCTGTCTGGAGAATACTCAATTACGGGGATGCCAGCCATGCGCAAATCTTGCAGCAAACTCTGGCCAGAAGCCTTCTTCTCGATCAACACAGCATCCGGATCATACTCTTCATACGACTCTTGAGCGATCTTGCGCAGCTCTGGGTAAGTAACACGATCCCACCAAGCCTCAAGGACGATTGCGCACATTGCTCCTCTGTGTCGGAAAACACCCCACGTTGTGCGCGCAGAATAAGATGATTTCTCTTTGACGCTGAAGGCTGTGTCCCAAGACTGCAAGACATATTCAATCTCTGGGAGCTCTTTGCTCTCCCATGGAACCCACCACTCTGACTTCAAGATCCCACCACCTTTTGGGGCTGGCCTTTGTTGCAGCTGTCCGGCTGAAGCATATGACCCGAGGCTTCTCTCAAGATTGGACAAAGTCTTGTCATCAATTCGGTTTGGCCAAAGCAACTCTCCTTCTTTGGTGCGTGGGTCTGTGAACCCGAGACTTGATCTTGTTGCAGTCGGGTGGCCAACCTCGTATCTGGCTGGCAAGCACAGATGGTCCCACTCGTTGTCCATCTCATTGGCCAGTATGTGTCCTGTTAAGTCTCCCTCGTGCACTCTTTGCATGATAACGACGAATGCACCAGTCTTGGGATCGTTGAACCGTGACTGCATGGCTTGGTCCCACCATTCCAGAACACCCTCTCGGACTGCTGAGGAATCTGCCTCCCGAACATTGTGTGGGTCGTCAATCACGATTATGTCGCCACCCTCCCCAGTCAATGCACCATCCACCGAGGTTGCGATCCTTTGGCCAGTGCGGTCATTCTCGAACCGCTGCTTCTGGTTCTGGTCACCAGTCAATCGGAAAGACTCTCCAAAATGAGTTTTGTACCATGGGCTGTCAATCAACCTTCGACACTTGACGCTGTCTCGAATCGAGAGTCCGGAAGCATAAGAAGCGTAAAGGAATTTCTTTGCAGGAGCGAACGTCCAAGTCCAAGCTGGCATCGTGACCGCGACTGAGATAGACTTCATGTGTCTCGGAGGGATGTTGATGATCAGACGCTTGATGTCACCCTCAACAACAGCCTGCAGGTGCTCAGAGATTGCATCGAGGTGCCAGTTGTCATTGAAGTCAGATCCTGGCTCAATCGTCGGCCATGAGCTCTTGGTAAACTCCTTCAAAGATCTCTTCATCTTCTCCGCTCGGATCTCTGTCAGTGATAGCGTGCTCAAGAACTCTTTCAATTGCATTTAGGTCGTCTCCGGAAAGTCTGCTGATGTCTAATACTTTACGCTCTTCAATCTGGGCTTTGACCTCCACAGCCTTCAGGTCTGGTACGCATTTGCCGAGGAGAGTCTTTGCCGCCATGACACGCAACTCTGGGTCAGCAGCTATGGCTCCAGCCTTTGTGGCCAGACCGTCTGCATCCTTAACGTAAACAGGGAACATCTCTTTGCCAGACATGACAGCCGAAAGGAACCCGACAGGGTCAGCTTGGCCCATGATCCAGTTGATTGTTGCGTTGTGGTTCCACTTGTATTTGTTTTGTCGACCACGAGAAGCCTTTTGTTTGGCCATTGGCTCAACTGACTTGAATTTGCCGTCCCATGCCTCTGGCTTAACTGGTGGGCCATTGTTTATTGGCCTCTGCACTATGGTCTTCGGCTCCTTGGGCTTGGGAGGACGGCCTAATTTTTTCTTCTCTTTGCTCATTTTCTTTAGCCTTTCAACCTTGCTTGCAGTGGTCAACTGGAAAATAACTGAGCCAACTATCGCTGATCTTTGGGCAAAAAGAAACCCTCCATCTTTGCAGTGCGAAACCTAGCCAGATGGAGGGGAGCTGGGAGAAAGTAGTATGAATGAAAACAAGCTACTCTTTTTTGTTAACAAAAGCAACAGCTCTAGCCAGAAAAAGATTAGCGTCATGGACAGCGTGCATTATTCGCAGCTGCCTCCTGACCTCTTGTTGTTGGCGCAACAGCTCTTGGCGTTGTTGTTCAGGACTCATTTGGCTGTCCCTTTTAATGGTGCATCATTTATTTTATCAGCCCTATCCCAAAATTTCTTTCTGTTTTTATAAAACAAAGGCATAGGATCATCTCGAAAAACCATCCCAGCACCGTAATTTAATATTGATTCTGAGAAGTCTTCTTTGCTTATGAGGTGATGTCTGATTTCTATTTTTCTCTCAGTCATTGGATGCATAATAGCCATTGGGGTCAGAGGTGGGACTCTGAATGTCACTTCTTCTTTCTTTGGGCAAACAAGGTAATTCATTTCGAGAGATGATTGGTTTTTAAACTCTAATATTCCTGGCAAAAGAGTGAAATGTTCAAAAAAGTCTCTTTGGCTCCATGTTGGTTGGGTGTAGCTAAAATATATCATTTCCCGCATTTTTATTGCCCAGACAGAGACCAGTTTGATGCTGTGTCTTTTGTTTTGCGAGAAGCCTTCAAACTGTTCGCCAGCATGCTGCTCAGTGTTAAAATCTTTGTTTGAAAATCTCCACTCATATTTGTTTTCTTCAATCGAAGTGACTTTTACCTCAAGCTCTCCCCAAAGAGGCACCACAATTCCTTTGCCGTAATATTCTGAGAATGCCCTGCAATTTTTTATTGTTGCACCTTTGGGGCACGTTTTTGGCGTGTCTTTCCACCAGTCAGGGATGTGGTTTTTGCCTTCAGATATTTTGGCGTGGTTATACGCATATGTTGAATGCGTATAACAATCCATGATTAGAGGCTTATCCTCTTTCTTGAACAGACCCAACGAAAACTCCATTGTTGAAGAACTTAGCAAAAGCGAAAGGATCACGCTTTTGACGACGACGCATCTCATCCGAGTAAGTCATACGCTGGTCGGCGTAATAGTTTTCCTTTTCAGGATTCCAACCACGCATTGCTTCCCCAGCTTCACGACAATCTTGAATGACAAAAGCCAACTCATCGTCAGTGCACTTCTTCGCCATGGATGTCCACTTGGCGAACTCAGCGGCTGTTGCCCCACTCATTGGGACAACTCCATGTGCTTTTGGTTCATCGCAATGAACAACCCAGAAACCTGCCCAGCATCTTCAGGGCCAAGACGAACATTCCAGACGCCAGCCCAATCAGTGGCACAAACAACTGTGGCCTTGCGACCGAAGTAAAAACAATCCTCATCACGGATGATGATCTTGTCGTTGCGATTAAACATAAGCAGTTCCTTTCTCAAAGGTCAGAATGAAGTGAAGCAGCAGTGTCATAGCTCAAAGCAATTATGTGCCAAATGAATGCATTGCGAACAATCTCAGAGATTTCGTCTGTGCCACCATTGTCAATCCAAGTCTCCGCAGCATTGTCTTCGATCATGGTTGCGACGAGGTCGTAATCTCCGTGAAAATCTTTTTTGATCTTTTTCAACATCGCATCAGAACGATCCTGAAGTTCATAATATTTATTTTGAGCCGCATTTAACTTCTCTTGAATCGCATCCGCTGTATCAAAATCTTCAACACGCAGAGCGTCATCAATTTTATCGTCCAGCTCAGCACAATCAAATGCGAACCCATAATCTTCCTTGAGCTCTTTGATGAAAGTTTCTTGATAAGTCATCTCAGTTCCTTTCTCATTTCTTAATTGTACTATGCCTGAAGTCCACGAATAAGGCAACAAAAAAGATTCCCAATGTTTCCAAACACTTGCAGAAGGTTCCCAGTATCTGGGTTCTCAACCCCAACCAAAACACGACTCTGGAAACCACTATTGTTATTTGTTTCCAATGGCTTGCAAGATTCGTAACCCACGTTCCCAGTCTTTTGCTGATTTTGAACAACAAAAAAATAACCTGAAATATTCCCTTATAGTAAAGTAGAAAAGGACGGGTCAGAAAACAACTGCAACGAAAACATTGGGTTCGTTGGGAACGCTGTTGTTATCAAACAACAATTTTTCTTTTTCGCACAACGAGAGCTTTATTTGAAATTTTCTTGTTTTCTTTTGGATTCTTTGCAGGCATAGTTAGGGCTCACTGAGAAAGGACACTTTATGCCTAAAGTTTACGTCGTCAATCGACCTAGAGAAAACAAGTTTGGATGGACTCCTGACTTGAGTGACGCATCACGTTATGGTGCGTTGGAGATTGTGTTTGAGCCCGAGGACAAGCCACAGTTTGTCCCAGGACCATCCATCCAAAAAGCTCGTCGTATTATGAAAGATTTCGGGGCAGAGGATTACATCCTGTGGCCAGGAGGTGGTGACCCTATTGCTGTGATGGTGTGCTGCATGATCGCATCAGAAATGTCACCAGTCGTGCGCATCCTACGTTGGGAGCGCAATTTTGAGGAGGGAGACAGGGATCGGCGTAAAGGTTGGTATATGCCTGTTGCCCTCGAAATGAGAAAGGCTTAACATGAAAGAGCAAGTAGATCTGCTGGAGGACGTGGCACCTGCGTCCAATGAATTAGGTGCAATTTCTGATATGGCTCAAAAGATGTTTAACATTCAAGCTGAGTGTGATAATCTTGAGATGCTGTTGAAGAACAGAAAGCTGGATCTAAAAGCAATCGCCGAACAAGACTTGCCTGATTTGATGCAAGAACTGAACATCAAAGAATTCACCCTCACCAATGGTGCCAAGGTGGAGATCAAAGATGTTATCACAGGCTCAGTCCCGAGCGCAGGTGCAATCGCACGTGCCAAAGGTGACACCCAAGACGAGCTTGCGATACGGCAACAACAATGCTTTGAGTGGTTGCGCGGCAATGGTGCTGCTGACTTAATCAAGAGCAATGTTGAGGTCCAGTTTGGGCGCAATGAAGATGACGAATGCAATGCCTTCACACAAGAGCTGCGTGAACGTCAACTTTATTACAAGCGTGCGATTGGTGTCCACCCGTCCTCACTCAACAGCTTTATCAAAGAGCGTTTGAGCGAAGGCAAAGACATCCCCCTAGACCTGTTCAGAGTTTACACAGGTCGTGCAGCCAACATCAGGAGATAATCTAATGGCGAAGAAAGAATTAGCGAAAAAAGAAGAAAGCAACGTCGTGCTCATGGACATGTTGCTTGAGGATGCAGGAACAGCCAGCGAGGGAATGTCCAAAGACGACATGATGATCCCACGTCTGTCCATCCTGCAACAAATGTCCCCGCAGATCAACAAGCGTGATGGCGCATATGTTGTTGGGGCTGAAGCTGGTCACATCTATGACAATGTTGCCAACGAAGTCTATGATGGAGAGTTTGGGATCACAGTGGTTCCGATCAGTTATCGTCGCGCCCATATCGAGTGGAAAGCGGATCGTGGTGGCTTGGTAAATGACCATGGCTCGGACAGCTCATGCTTAGACAATTGCACTCGTGGCAGTCGCGGTGAATACCTCACCGACGAAGGCAATGAGATTGTTCCCACAGGCGAATATTTTGTGTATGTTGTTGAGGATGATGGAAACTATTCCCCAGCAATGCTTTCAATGAGCAAGTCTCAGTTGAAGCGTGCACGCCAATGGAACTCAATGATCAACCGTCTGCAGGTTCCTCACCCACAAGGTGGAGGCACAATCAATCCTGCGATGTTCTGGAACGCCTACACGCTGTCCACAGTCCCAGAAGAAAATGATCAAGGCTCTTGGTTTGGTTGGAATGTGAAGATGAAGTTTGACGCTAAGTCTGGCGGCATCTTGAAAAACAATCCCAATGGCACTGCTATTTACTTGGCTGCACGTGACTTCAAGCAACAGGTCGCATCTGGCATTCTTAAGCCAACAGGCACTGTCAATGAGGACGAGGTGCCGTTCTAAAACAACCGACTGGTTGTTAGGCAAGCTGCACCACAAATGCAGCTTGCCGACGAGTCAGAAAGGAAGAAGATGCAGGACACAAAAAGATTCATGAAGCTGTTCCGTGGTTACGAACACGCACATGGACAATATCGAGTTCAGAAGACAGAAGCAGACGGCAAGATGTCGGGCCGTGCATTGACCATAAGCGAGCCAGCCACCCAAGCCAATTTTGAGTCACACCTGAATGGTGGCGACTACATCCTAGGCATCATCATGTTGCGAGAGAACAACTCATGCAATTTTGGGGTGATTGACATTGACATCCGAGGTGACGTAAAGCTCAACGAGAGTTTAGAGGCACTGGAAGAAAAGATACGCGCCACCCCATTGGTGCTGTGCAGGTCGAAGTCTGGTGGCGCACACTTGTATTTGTTTTGCGAGCCTGCCATAGCAGCCATTGACATGGTCGCCAAGCTCAATGAGTTTGCAGCTGGGCTAGGGTACGGTGGCGCTGAAGTTTTCCCCAAGCAAATAGGTCGCGCAAACGAACGTGATCGTGGCAACTGGATCAACCTGTGTTATTGGGATGGCGACAAGTCTGAGCGGCATGCAATCCATGAAGGCAAAAAGCTCAACCTGAAAAAGTTTTTAGATCTTGCGGAGAAGAAGCGAACCACCTATGAGGCTTTGGATAATTTTAAGCCTGACTTGACGAACAAGTTTGAGGATGGTCCACCATGCCTTCAACACATAATGACCATGGGCTTCCCAGAAGGTGGACGAAACATTTCTTTGTTCAATGTGGGCGTTTATTATCGCAAGAAGAACCCTGACGATTGGCAAGAAGATCTGATGAGGTTCAACTACGAAAGCATGAGCGAACCCCTGCCCTCTGGTGAAGTCAATGGCCTGATCAAGTCTGTCAGCAAAAAAGATTATGCCTACACTTGCAAGCAATCTCCAATTTGCAACTATTGCGAGAAGTCCAAGTGCATGAAGCGAGAGTTTGGCATTGGAGGCATTGGTGGCGGTCAAGCCATAGAGATAGACGCCATCACCAAGTACGAAACCGAAAACAGACAATCCGTGCGATGGTACATCGAGATAGGTGGTGAGCGCATAGAAGTCACGACCCAGCAGCTTCTTGATCAACGCCAGCTGCAAAAGCTGTGTGTTGAAAAGCTCAACAAGTGTCCGAGCACAATGCCAGGACAGCGTTGGGAACAGCGCATCAATGAGCTGCTGACCAGTGTTGAAGTGATCTTGGACCCAGACGATGCATCACCCCAAGGCCAATTTGAAAAGATGCTCGACAGCTTCCTGACTGGCAAAGTCCAAGCTCGTCAAAGAGACGAGATCATGAATGGCAAGCCATGGCACGACATTGACGATGGGAAGGTTTACTTCCGATCAGAAGACCTATTTATTTATCTTGAGGCTAGGAGGTTCCGATATCCATCCCAGCACCAAGTCTGGTCTTGGCTTAGGACTGTGGGTGGTGACCGCAAGGCATTCCGAATCAAGTCTAAGCCAGTGAAAGTTTGGTCTGTTCCTGCTCCAGACTTTTATCAAGACGACGATGACTTGGCAATACCAAGCAGTGTGACTGAGGAATTCTGATATGACAAAGTGGAATTTGGAGGATCTGAAATTGATACATCGGCATGAATATGAAAGAGTCTGCGAAGAGAATCGCGAGCTGAAGGAGAGGCTTGCTGAGTTGACAAAAGAGCTTTTTGTAGTTTACATGACAGCCAAGAAAGTTTTAGGGGGAGAAGATGCTGCTGGAAAAGAATAAATTAGCCAAGGCCAAGTTTGCGGAGATCCTTGAAAGGAACCTGCAACCCAGACCAGAAGCATACCATTATGAAGAGGCTGTTGCTTGTGATTTTTGCGGTCAATACACACGTGGCAAGGTTTACAGAAAATGGCACCTCCACCAACTGGCATTGCGCACAACAGTCGACTGCGACTCATGCTTCACAGAGCTCTTTGAGAAAGGAATAGAATATCATGAGGAAAGTCCAGATCATCCTCGGACCTCCAGGCACGGGCAAGACAACGAAGCTTCTGGGGATAGTTGAGGACGCACTCAAACGCGGCATTCCCCCAGAGCGCATTGCCTACCTAGCATTCACACGCAAAGCAGCCCACGAAGCTGCAGAGCGTGCAATGGATCAGTTTGGCTTCGATGAAGGAAGGTTCCCATACTTCCGGACATTGCACTCTTTGGCCTTCAAAGAACTAGGATTGCAGCGAGATGAGGTAATGACCAATAACCACTATCGCAAATTTGGCAAGGCCATGGGCATAGAGTTTAAAGGCATATATGATGAAGATCTTGGCATTCACACTGGTGATGGCTTGGGGGACAAATGCTCAAGAGTTGAGTCTCTGGCCAGAGTTGGCCTACGCACAGTCGACAAACAACATCAACTCTCTAAGATCAATGACCTGACTCTGCATGCGGTGCGGCAATATGATTCTGCCATGCGCGTATATAAAGAGGACAATGGCCTATTAGACTTCACTGACATGTTGGAGCAATACAATTCAGCACTGCCAGTTGACATCTGCATATTCGACGAGGCGCAAGACTTGAGCTCATTGCAATACCGCATGGCAATCTTAGCCAGCAGCCAAGCCTCAGAAGTCTACATCGCAGGAGACGACGACCAAGCCATCTTTGGTTGGGCAGGGGCAGATGTTTCCAAATTCCTGTCTTTGAAGGGAGAGCGGATAGTGCTGCCCCAAAGCTACCGCATCCCCAAGTCTGTGCACAATCTTGCGTTAGAGGTTGTCGGCCGAATCAAGAGCAGGTACGACAAACCATGGTCACCACGCCAACAACAAGGTTCCGTTGAGTGGGTGGCAGACGAGCAACAAGCTGACTTCTCTGGGCATGGGACGTGGATGTGTCTCAGCCGCAGCAAGTACCTGCTCAACAGGTTCAAGCAATCCGCAAGGCAACAAGGCTATGCATACCTGTTGAATGGCAAGCACTCTTTAGACAACGAAGAGACCAAGGCAATCTTGAGTTGGCAAAGGTTGCGGTCTGGCAAGCCCCTGACTTTGCATGAAGCCAAAAACATTATCAAGTTTTTCTCTTTCACAGTTGAGCTGCCTAAAAAAGAGTCTTATGACCTCAATGATCTGGGACTGCCAGACGAGGCAAAGAACCTAGATTGGATGACTATTCTGAAAGGCATCGCACCAGATGAAAGGGAATACTTGCGGTCTTGCCTACGCAATGGAGAGAAGTTTTCAGACAAGCCAAGAATATCAATCTCAACAATCCACCAGTCCAAAGGTGGTGAGGCTGACAATGTGGTATTGACCACCGACATGGGGCGTCTCAGCTGGGAGAACTCACACACCGACGAAGAGAATAGAGTGTGGTATGTGGCATTGACCAGAGCCAAAGAGAACCTTTTCATAGTTCGGCCTCGCAATTTGATGCACTATCAGCTATGAGTAAAGCATTGGAAACATTGAGAGAAAAATTATTATGGTCAAAATTGAATTTTATTGTTGCCTTCTCCTGCAACATCAGCGATACTACGATTGTCAACTGAGAAAGGAAATGACATGAACAACCCAACCTTCGCCCTGAACATCAAGAGCCTCGTCGTCAAAGCTTACGTTAGCAGCAAAGTTGCACAGTCGCAAGGCAACGGCGCGATCCTCTTCACCTCTGCTGAAGAGCTGCTGGCTGACCGCAACATCACAGGCAAGATCCTTGTGGACGCTTTCAACGAAGTCTCCCCTAAGCCTGTCAAGAAATTCGCTGACAACAAGACTGCTGCTCGTCGTTACATGGCTGCGATTGCTGATCTGCACGTCGACACTGGCAGAACACTAGTCATCAAAGGCACCAAAGTAACCTCCAAGCCAACCCCACAGGTTGCTGCACTCCCAGGAATGACACCACTCGGTCTCCCTGCAGACAAGTCAGCGCCAGCCATCAAAGGTGCTCTCTCCGAGATTGTCGTCACAACCACTGACATCACCCCACCAATGCCAACCAAGGCTCGTGGTGCATTCGCTGGCAAGACAATCCGCGTGATTGAGCTTGACAATCCTCGCAAGGAAGGCACTCGTGCCCACAAGACATATAGCCTTTACGTCTCTGGTGGCAGCTACGAAGATCTGGTTGCCAACGCTGCTGGCTGGAGCACCAAAGGTGGCGTCAGAGAAGATGTTGCCCATGACATTAAAAAAGGACGCATCGAGCTGATATGACCTGCAAAGATTGCTATAAGCCAAAACTCAGCGAGCAAGAAATTCTTATCTTGCTCGCTTCGCTTAATGCCTGTATATTTCCGATTGAACAATCCGTGCCACAGGCAATAACAACCCATGCAGCGGCGAAGAGAGCCGAACGCAAACTGAGAAAAATGTTGGAGGAATAATGGTAGCTATTTATGGAGCAGGTCTGGCAGGTTTGCTGGCAGCTAATATGTTGAGGGGGATGAGCCCAACTGTGTTTGAGGCCCAAGGCTCCCTGCCCAACAACCATGGTGCACTGTTGCGCTTCCGCAGCGACAAGGCTGGCACAGCTTGCGGCATCCCTTTCAAGAAGGTGCATGTGACCAAGGCAATCAAGTACGATGGCAAGATCACCACTGAGCCAAACCTGTTCCTGAGCAACATGTATTCCCAAAAGGTCACAGGCTCAATCATGAGCCGATCCATCAACAACCTCTCCGCAGCATCACGCTACATTGCCCCATGGCACCTGATCAGAGACATGTCCATGGGCGCAGAAATATCTTACAACATGAGCTTGTCCGAATACTCAATCGCCAACACTTCCGGACCAATCATCTCGACCATACCAATGCCAGTGTTGATGAAGATCGTCGGTTGGGACGAGATCCCAGACTTTCCCAAGCAAAAAATATACACCATCCGCGCAACCATTGACCAGCCTGATTGTGATATATACCAGACCATTTATTACCCAGACCCGACTGTCCCACACTACAGAGTTTCAGTTATTGGAAATGTTGTGATCTGTGAGGCTGCTATGCCAATAGACTCAAAACCAGCACCCCACATTATGAGCATCCTGATGGATGACTTCGGGTTCAGGCCTAGGAAGATAACCAACATCACCTCATCGACTCAAGAGTACGGCAAGATCCGCCCGATCGATGAGCGTCTGCGGAAAGAATTCATTTTCCAAATGACCACCCAACACAACATCTATTCAGTTGGCAGGTTCGCAACATGGCGACAGATCTTGCTGGACGATGTGGTCGACGACATCAAAGTTGTCGAAGAATTCATTCGGGGGAAGTCTGACTACGCCCGATGGATGCACTCTCAGAAAGGAGAAAATCAATGAAAGTGGAACTCGTAAATTATACCTCTGACGCTGTGGACCTGTTGTTGTTCACCAAGAACACAAGGCTTATGGACGATGAGGACGCCTATAGCAAAATTGCCGACTGGTCTGAAACAAAGAAGCAGGAGGAGCTGGACTACATGCTCCAGACAATCCGCTCGTCTTGGGAATTCATTGACTACACATTCAACATACGTGACGTCAGCCGTGGGTTCACCCATCAGTTCGTTCGGACACGCCAAGCCTCATACGCCCAACAATCTCAGCGCACAGTTGACATGTTTGGCTTCAGCTATTACGTTCCAGAGCGCATTGAACAACATGCAGAGGCTCTGGAAGAATATGACAAAGCAATGACTGATATTGCCGACGCATATCAAAAGCTCCGTAAGTTTGTTCCCGCAGAAGATGCACGTGGCATCCTGCCAACCAACATCCACACAAACATTGTCGCCAAGTTTAACTTGCGCACATTGAGTGAGATGGCCAAGTCACGCCTCAGCCCAAGAGCTCAAGGTGAATATCAACAAGTTTTCAAGCTAATGGTTGAAGCTGTTGTTGCGGTGCATCCGTGGGCAGAACCTTTCTTGACCCCCACTCAGTGGGCAGCACCATCAATGGGAAAGGCTCTGAATAAGCCATGAGCAATAGATATGAAGATGACTTGATAATTGCTGTTCGGGAAGCCAAAAAGCACATGACTGTCAGAGAGCTTGTTGAGAAGTATAACCTCAAACGCCACCAAGTAACCTACATTCTTTATCACGAGTCTTGCAAGCTGACTGACGACAAACCCATGCCAGTCGACTATGTTGTTGAGGATGCTGCTTTCGAAGATCCAGAAGACTTCGAAAAAGACGAGCTATCAATAGTCAATGGCTTCAAGAAAACATTTAAAGGATTGTTCGAGAAATGATGATTTACTTCCCCGCACAGGGGAAGTATAATAACCGTGCTGAGAAAGGAAATGGCATGAATATCTTTTATTTAGATCACAGTCCTGTTAGGGCTGCTCAGATGCACTGCGACAAACATTGCGTCAAGATGATCCTCGAGACTGCCCAGCTTTTGTCCACAGCTCACAGAGAGCTTGATGGCAACTATTGGGCTGACAAGTTTGGCTTGTATAAGTCAACTCATAAGAACCACCCATCAGCTGTTTGGGTGCGGGAGAGCTCTGCCCACTACTGGTGGACTTGCGGATTGTATGTTCAGCTTGGCTTGGAATACACCAAGCGATACGGCAAGACTCACAAGTCAATGGGTCTGGCTCCATTCTTGTCTATATCTCCAATGTGGATCAATCGTTTGATATGGCGCGAACCACCTCAGTGCATGCCTGATGAATACAAGTCAGACTGCACTGTTGAGGCATACCGGAAGTATTACAATGGTGCCAAGGCAAGGTTTGCAACTTGGAAAAACAAGGAGGCTCCAGAATGGTTCGGGACGGTGCAGTGATTGTAGACATTGACGGCACTTTAGCTGATTGCCGTCACAGATTCCATTTGTATGAGTCAGGAGATTATGACGCATTCAATGCAGCCAGCAAGGATGACGAGCCGATTGATGCTGTTGCTGAGTTGGTGCGCAATCTGCCTAAGTGGACTTGGATTGTGATCATGACTGCTCGGGATGAATCATTTAGGAATGTGACCATGAGTTGGCTCAACATGAATGATATCCCATTCGACCACCTGTTGATGAGACCAGCAGGTGACAAGCGCAGAGACGACATTGTGAAGCGTGAATTGTTCAATGTCAACTACAAAAAAGAACAAGTCTGGTTTGCTCTGGAAGACCGCAAAGTCTGCGTTGATATGTGGAGGGATGAAGGCATAACTTGCCTGCAGGTTCAGGAGGGAAATTTCTGATGGAGCTCAGACTGGTTGGCAACGACATTGAATTCGACAGAGAGAAAGTAGCAAGGCTTTTTGACCTGAGTCCTGCCCTGCGGATGTCACTGGAGGAGGCTTTCAAAAAGTCCAACGAGCACGACGAATCCGTCGATGCAGCATATCAAGAAGGGAGAGCCGAAGGTGAGCAGTCCTAAAGACCCAGCAGACATCCTGCAAGAGATGGCAGAGACATTCCGAGAGCGCAACAAAGTCTACGGCGACAACTACAAGGCTGTCGGAGAAGTGATGATCAGCTTGTTCCCCAATGGGGTGCAGCTCAACACAGTCAGCGATTACAACAGCTGGCACCTGTTTGAGTTGATGATCGTCAAGATCACTAGGTTCGCAAACAGCAATCTGAAACACAAAGACTCAATTCATGATGCAGCCGTTTATGCGGCCATGGTTGAATATCTCATCAAGGAGGAGAAAAAGTGAGCAACATTTTAATCACAGGCACAGGCAAAGGCTTGGGCAAGGCAATGAAAGAAAAGCTGGTAAGCCAAGGCCACAAAGTGATCAGCTTCAATCTTGAGGACGGCAGGGATGTCCGTAGTCCAGACATTTCTGACGTCTGGCGTCAAAAAATTGACGTGTTGATAAACAATGCTGGCGTCAACATAATCGACTGGCTGGAAAACTTCGAGGAATCAGACTGGGACAAAGTCATGGACACCAACGCCAAAGGCATCTACATGATGACCAAGGCTTGCTTGCCAGGACTGATCAAAAGCAAAGGCACAGTTGTCAACATCGTCAGCAATGCAGCCCACATGCCCATGACTTGTTCGTTGGCCTACAATGCGTCCAAAGGTGCGGCTCACATCATGACTTTGCAGCTGGCCAGAGAGCTGACCAAGAAGCATGGCATAACAGTTTTCGGGATAGCCCCTAACAAACTCTCCGGCACTGGCATGAGTGATGACATCGACAACCAAGTGGTTGCCACTCGTGGCTGGACCAAAGAGCATGCCCAGCAGTATCAACTCAATGGCCTTTTGGCAGGGGAAGAAACTCCACCAGAAAGACTGGCTGAATTCTTGGCCTATCTCTTGCAAGACAAAGACCACCACAAGTACCTGACTGGGTGCATCCTTCCATATGGAGCCTGATATGAAATTCCAAATTGAACAAATAGCAATCGTCCCGAAAGATCCCATCGCAGCAAAGAAGCTGCTGTCAGAGATTGGGGCAACCGAATGGTCTGAAGATCACGTTGTCGCAACTGGCAATGTTTTCGGTGTTCGCGACACCAACGAAGCTGACTTGTCTTTCAACTATGACCTGTTCTCTGGGAAAGAATTCGAGGTTCTGGATTATACCTCTGGCCCTAATTGGGTTGACTCGAGAGGAGAAAGAAACACAGTCAGCCACCTAGGGATGCATTGCAGTGCAGAAGATCTTTTGCATTGGCGAGCATTCTTCGCGAACCGTGATATCGAAGTGGCGCAAGAAGTTTTCACCGACTCCCACACCAATCCCGTCATCGCAGGAAAACGCTCTTACAATTACGTCATATTCGACACGAAGAACATATTGGGCGTTGACCTGAAATTCATCGTTAGGATAAATAAAGATGCTAATAGTATTTGACCTAGAAACAACAGGTCTGCCAAAGGCTGAAGGTTCTGATCTTGACATGCAGCCCAAGATCATTGAATTCGGTGCGATCAAGCTTACTGAAGAGCTCATTGAGGTTGATCGCCTTGAATTCTTTTGCAACCCCAAGCACCTGCTCGACCCAAAGATCACCAAGATCACAGGCATAACCGACGACATGCTCAAAGACGAAAAGCCATTCATCGCACACCTCGACAGATTGAATGAATTCTTTTTGGGAACCAAGCGCATGTTTGCCCACAATCTTGGCTTCGACAGAAAGATCTTGAAATTCGAGCTTGAACGGCTAGACAAAGTCACCAGCTTCCCTTGGCCTTATGAGCACACCTGCACAGTTGAGGTTGGTCAGAGAGTCTGGGGGAAGATGCGCAAGCTGGGCGACATATATGAAGAGCTCTTCGAAGAGAAAATAGAAGGTGCTCACAGGTCGATCAACGACGTTGAAGCCACACTCAGAATAATCGAGTGGTACGCAAAGGAAGGACACATATAAATGTTGAACCTCAAGACACGCACAGAGTATTCGTTCCGCAAGGCATACGGCCCCATACAAAAGGTTGTTGAGTGTTTTGAAGGCAAGGCTGTTGGGATATGCGACACAGGAACATGGGGCCACGTCGCATTCTCCAAGCACTGCAAAAAGGCTGGCATCAAGCCTGTTTTTGGTGCCGAGATATCTGTCGTCCTAGATGCCACAGACCGTTCCAAACAAGCCGACAACCCGATGGGATTTCTTGCTTGCAACAATGATGGGTTGGCTGAGATATATGAGCTTGTTTCCCGCAGCACATCCAAAGAGAATTTCTACTATTATCCACGCATAAGTTATTCAGACTTGTTCGATGTCAGCGACAATGTGATAATGTTGTCTGGATCGCACCCAGACTGGTCGATGCTTCCTTTGACCAAAAAACACAATCTTTACGTTGAGCTTGGACCAATGAGTTCTCCGAAGTCAGCTGAGTGGGCTGCTAAAAAAGGATTCAAGACCATAGCCACCAGTGACAACTTTTATCCCAAGCCATCGGACAAGAAGGCTTACGAGGTTCTGTGTGGACGCAATAGGACAGACCGCAGTGGGCCCATGCACATACTCGACGAATGGGAATGGAAAGCTGCTGTGCCTTGGGGAACGCAAGAAGCAATCGACAACACCTACAAGGTTGCAGAGCTTTGCAATGCTGACCTGCCAGTTGCACAGATGATCGCATTCCACTCCAAAAAGACTTTGCGGGAGCTTTGTGAAGATGGCGCTCCAGCCTTAGACGTTGATCTGGAAGATCCAGTTTATGCAGCTAGGCTCAAGCGAGAGTTGGACATGATTGCAAGCAAGGAATTTGAGGATTATTTCTTTGTGATCGCTGACATGATCCGTTACGCCAAAGAGCACATGTTGGTTGGCCCTGCTCGTGGATCGTCTGCTGGTTCTTTGGTTTGCTATCTCACTGGCATAACTGACGTTGACCCGATTGTGCACGACCTGTTGTTCGAAAGATTCATCGACATCACCCGAGAAGACCTACCAGACATCGATATTGATTTCCAAGACGATCGCAGAGAGATGGTGTTCCAATATCTCAGGGACAAGTACGGTGCAGAAAAAGTTGCGCACCTCGGAACAGTCAGCCGCTACAAAGCCAAGAGCACAATAGCAGAAGTGGCCAAAGAGCTTGGCATCCCCGCATGGGAAGTCAACGACCTGAAAGGTGCGATCATCGAGCGTAGTGGTGGTGACTCTCGTGCTGCGTTCTGCATCCTAGACACATTCAACGACCTCGACATAGGCAAGGCTGTCTTGGAGAAATTCCCGCAGATGAGAGTTGCGGCAAAGATGGAGAACCACGCACGACACGTTGGTGTGCATGCTGCTGGCATTCTGGTGACTGAAGACCCAGTCAGCAAATATTGCTCCGTCAGCGCACAGACTGGTGCGGCCCAAATAGACAAGAAAGACGCTGAAGATCTCAATCTGCTGAAGATTGATGCATTGGGCCTCAGAACACTTTCCGTATTGCAGGACGTTCTAGATCAGGTTGGTTGGGTGCGAGACCAGCTGATCAAGTTTCCGCTAGAGGACAAGAAGGCATTCGCAATATTGAATGATGAGAAGTATGCAGGGATATTTCAGTTTGAAGGCTATGCGCTGCAAGGTGTTACCAGACAGATGAAAGTGCACAACTTTGAGGACGTTGCAGCCATAACTGCCCTAGCTCGTCCTGGACCACTAAACTCTGGTGGCACAAGTCAATTCATCAAGCGGCACATTGGTGCTGCCCCAGTTGAATATTTGCACCCAATGACAGAGCCGATCACAAAGGTCACCCATGGCGTAGTCGTTTATCAAGAGCAGGTCATGACCATTGGTCGGGAGGTTGGGAAGCTGAGTTGGGAAGACGTTTCATTCCTGCGCAAAGCAATGAGCAAGTCTTATGGCAAAGAATACTTCGACACATTCTGGGAGAAGTTTAAGGTTGGTGCCGCAGAGAATGGCATACCAGAAGATGTGGCGCAAATGATCTGGGACAACATCAACACGATGGGATCTTGGGCGTTCAACCGCAGTCACGCAATATCTTACGGGATGGTGAGCTATTGGTGTTGCGTCCTGAAGAGCAGGTTCCCGCTGGAGTATGCTGCTGCTTGCCTCCGCAATGTCAAGGATGACGACCAAGCTGTCAAGCTCTTGAGAGAAGTGGTGTCCGAGGGATTGACTTACAAGCCATTCGACAAATTCAAGTCCAAGGCCAACTGGTCAGTCCAAGACAACGAATTGATTGGCGGACTGATCGGGATCAAAGGCATCGGCCCCAAAATGGCAGAGGACATAGAAAATAGGCGCAACCTGTCCCAACCACTAACTCCACGGCAAGAAACCCTCCTAAACACAGGCACCACACCCTACGACGATATTTTTGAGTGCGACAGAAAGTTTGGCCACATCAAGCAAGATCCCAAGGCCCACAACATCGGCTCAGCCATAACAGACATCCAAGACTTAGATGGGGACAATCCAGGAACATTCGTTTTCTTCGGCAAGCTGAAAGACAAGAACCTCAGAGATATGAATGAAGCTGTCAACTTGGCCAAACGTGGTGGTCGTAGAGTTGATCGCAACAACCTTTGGTTGAATGTAACAGCTGAGGATGACACTGGCGCAATCATCTGCACGGTGGACAGGTTCAAGTACCAGAAGATGGGCAAGCCCATTGTGGAGGATGGAAAGCTGGGTGAATGGTATTTATTCAAAGGTGTTTTGAAGAGTGGCTTCAGAAAGATCTATCTAGAAAAGATACGTAAGATGTTGTAAATGTTGAGATAAAAACTATTTCACTCAAAATTGAAAATAATGATTGCCTTTTCTGGCAATAACGACGATACTCTCTTTATCGGAAGGGAGAGGCCCTGACGGTTTGAGAAAGGAACTAACAATGACACCGAATAAATCAAAGATCAAAGCGCGCATCGAAGAGCTTGAAGTAATGTTGGCTGACGCCACCCCAGAACAAATTGCAAAATCTAAATCCGACAGTGTTCGCATGGCTGAAATTCTTGATGAATTGAGAGATGCAAAAGCTAACAAAGATGACGTTTTGTCATATGATGAAATGAATGACGCAATCACTGATACATTGGTTGAAGAATTTAAGACGTTGGATCTTGCCTTGAACAACGCATTTCATGAGCTGGAAAACTTTAAAGATACAATGGCTGCTGACCTGATGGTTGTTTCTACGCGCTACGTTGTCATCAACAACAAAGACCTTATCAGCCC